TTGGAATAATTTTATCACTAACAATCATTCCATTAGACCAGCACGCTTCATTGCACTAATTATTCTAGTAATGCCGATTCCTCCACCAAATCGTGGAAAGAAATTATAACTCAGAAATTTATCGAGTTCTACTTCTACTCTTTCTTTTCCAAAAAGATTAAACAGTAAATCTGCATAACCGCCATCAGAAATAGTATAGAATTGATTTCTCATTTCATCAACATCAGTACCACGTTCTGCACTACCAATAGTTTCCATACCACCCATGATAACATCACATTTATTAGCAAGTTTGTTTTCCTTTTTTACATCCAGTTTTCCAAGTTTCATATTCCAAAAAGGACTTGTGGACTCAGGAAAATGTGTTAGAAAAAATACATCTCCATATTCTTTATACATTTCTTCTTCATGACTAGCATCTAATTCTGTACCAGTATATTTTGCTAATACACTTTGATACATTCCGCCTGGAAAATCTTCTGTATAAGGAGCTCTTCCGTGGTCACATTCAAATCCAAGATATTTACAAAGATCATTTTCCATTTGTAATAAATCTTCAAAGTTGCCTGGTGATTCAAATTCAAACATGGGGAAGATTAATTCGTGTCTTCCTTCAGTTGGATTTTGTTCTTGTCTGTAACTTGTGCTTAGACAGAAACAGCCAGGAAGTTCTGGATTGTTGAGTAATTCATACTCTAACCACATCTGTCCTGTTTGGGGCAATGGCCAAGTTTGTCCACTATATTGATAAGTTGCAACTGTCGTAGGGTCTTCACACGCTGCAAGAATAGATAACCTATTCTGTGTATGAACATCTAAAAATTTTTTGTCTAAAAAGAATTGTCTGAGGAGGGTAGTAACGTGAGTGAAATCATGAGGATTGATTAATATAGTCAATGTTCCCTTTCTATCGAATAGTGCGATTTCTTTTTTATTTATAATAAAATAAAATTCATTTCCTATATATTGTTATGGAAAAAAAAGATAGAAAACTCTACGATTCGTGGAAATATAAATCAAGGAACTTCATGGAATTTAACAATCCTGTTTTTCAGACCTTATTTGGTCTTGTTATATTTTACATTGGCTTAAAGATGTTCTCAGGTGGAATGAAATCACTGAGTCATTTAGAACAACTTGAATGGTTTTTAGGAAATCCTTACTGGATGTTTTTAGGAGCAATCGTGTGTACTCTTCTTTGGCAATCTTCATCACTTACTACAACTGCGGTAATAGGACTTGTTGCATCTGGAGCCCTTCCATTACCATCTGCAATTGCTGCAATACTTGGAGCAAATGTGGGAACAACTGGAACGATATGGATTGCAGGAATATTGGTAAGTGATGGTATGCCTACAGGAATCACGAAACAAGTGGCACTTGTGCATACAGGAGTGAATACAGTCATGGCAATTGCGTTGTTACCATTCGTACAACCCATTTCAAAATTTATATCTAGATTTTGACTTGACATTGATTGCATAAATTGTTATAATGATAGGAGAAAGTGAAAGAATAATCTATCACACACCTATAATATGAATAGAGAAATAATATGATTTCGATTAAAGTAAAACGTAATGAAAATATGAGTCGAGTATTGAGTAAATTTAAGGCCGCAGTCATGGCAGAAGGTACTATGAAAACACTCAAAAACAAATCTCATTTTATTAAACCTTGTATCCGAAAAAGATTAAAAAGTGAAGAGGCTGCAAGACAAAAGAAGAAGGATGAAATGAAACTCATTCGTCAGGCACAAAATGAACAAAACGAATGGTATAGATGACAACAACGTTGTTGATCTAGATGCATTCCGTAAAGAAAAATATACTCTTTATATTCGTGTAGGCGGTTATTACGCAAATCTAGAAATGGGTGTGTATCTCCATGTTGTCGGTATAACTGAACCGATGCACACAAAAGATGCAGAACAACACTTCATAGTCGAAGATCATTTCGGAAATATTGTTACTTTTCGTATAGATGATCCCCCACCAGACTTTGTTGTGTCTAATATGGAAGAGTTTGCTTCCGCCTCGATGGGAATTCCAGATTCGGATGACCCTCAAGTATCTTAGTTTTATAAATAATTAATGAGGGTTATTGGGGGAATTTTCTGATAAAAGATTCTCTGAATTTTTTTCGTGCTTCCTTCTCCCCTCAGTATATTGTCATACCTACCTTAAAAAAACAAAAGTTTGTAATAAGAATGTTAAATTTCAAAGAATTTACTTCAAGATTAGATAATCTATTTGAGGCCGATGAATCATTTGATGGTATTATTACCAGAAAATTATCTAAAGATGAAATAAAAGTATCGAAAAAATATACATTACCTACAAAAAGTGGTAAGTTTGAAGTTGCAAGAAAAGATCAAGCTTCTTTTTTAAAACTGTTTTCTGAAATTCCAAATAAAGGAGCAGGCAATGGAGAAGTTGGGCTCTATTGGTTGTTTAATTATCAAAGAGGAACCAATAATGGAAGATGTAAAGAGAATAGAGGTAGAGATAATCCAGATCTAATAATTGATAATATAAACGTTGAAGTGAAATCTTATCCAAGACATACAGGGAAAATAGGGTTAGGAAAGACAAAACAAGATTACGTTAATAGAGAAATTCTTTCATCTCTGTTTGGGTTTAACAATATGTTTATAGCATTTGGAACAGGTTCGGCAAAAAATAAATCTTTTTTTTCTGAAATAGGATACAATATAAATGATGTCAGAGATAGTATAGAAAAATTTAATGAAGTGCGTGAATTGTTAGAAAAAAATCCAGATTTAACTAAAAATTTCAAATTATTTAAAGAAATTCAAAAATCTATGAAGGGGTTAGAAACTGCAATAGGGAAAATTTCTGCAAAAAAACTTGATCTTAAAAAAGTAGAAGAAACCGCGGCCGAGATTGCTGCAAATGTAGTCATATCTAAAACTGAAAGAAAACCAGGCGATGGCGGATATGTTGTAAATTTTCTTAGAAGCAAACCATTAGATATAATGTTTCACAAAATTGCATTTGAAAATTTTACAAGAGATTTTAAAGATTTACAAAAATATTTTGGAGTGTCATCGGGAGAATTAGCAATTGATTACAGGTTATTTGAGAAATAATAATGCTACGATTTAAACAATATATTGCAGAAGCAAAAGAAGGAAAGAACCTTCATCTAGAACATCTAGAAGATGAAGTTCTGAACAACGGCATCAATGGAACCAGAGGTGCGATCAGTTTCTTGCAATCTTTACGAGATATGTTAGCAGGAAATGCTAGTTCAGGTGTCAATATAACTGTCAAGTGGGATGGTGCTCCAGCAGTCTTTGCAGGAACCAATCCAGAGAATGGAAAGTTCTTTGTAGGAACCAAAGGAATTTTCAAAATGGGAGGAGCCAAGAAAGTAAATTATACACACGATGATATTGATAGAAATCATTCTGGTGGTCTTGCTGACAAACTCCATGTTTCGTTGGATGAACTTTCAAAAGTGGGCATCAAGGGGGTTTTACAAGGTGATATAATGTACACGAAAGACGATTTACAAACAAAAACAATTGATGATGAATCGTATATTATATTCCAACCAAACACAATCGTTTATGCAGTTCCACAAAATTCACAACTCGCTTCAAAAATCAAATCATCTAAAATGGGAATCATCTGGCACACTACTTATAGTGGTGATACAATGGAAGATATGAAAGCCTCTTTCGGAGTTTCAGACAGTGCATTCAAGGAAACAAAATCGGTCTGGCAAGCAGATGCATCATTTACAGATACTTCTGGTTCTTCTACTATGACAAAAAAGGAAACAGAAGAAGTAACAAAAATTCTCAGTCAGGCAGGAACGAAGTTTCATGAATTAAAAAAAGAAACTCTAAACACGATTGCAAAGGAAGAACGGATTGGAATTTTGATAAAGACATACGCAAACAAAATGATAAGACAAGGACAGAGAATTACAAATCCAAGAAAACATGCAGCCGGAACAATTGCAAGTGCTTATGATAGGTTGAAACATGATGTAGATAGAGTGAAGACAGACAAAATGAAGAAAGTAAAACAGGAAGAAATGGATCGTCATGTGAAATTTTTGAGAAGTAATTCATCTCAATTGGTTAAAATATTTGAAATGCAAAATCTACTTATTGATGCAAAAATGTTGATTGTTCGCAAATTGGAAAAGATTAAAGGAATGACAAAAACCTTCATTAAAACCGATTCAGGATTTGAAGTTACAAAGGTTGAAGGTTTTGTTGCAATCGATACTATAGGAGGCAATGCGGTCAAATTGGTTGACCGGTTAACTTTTTCTCTTAATAATTTCACTGTTGTAAAAAATTGGGATAAGTAATGTATTTGTATAAGATTATCAATAAAACGAATAGTCATAGTTATGTTGGATTTACCAGCAAAGAGCCAAGATTTAGATATTACCAACACTGTGCAAATGCATTTAAAAAGGGAGCAAAATCCAAACTTTATTCAGCAATGAGAAGAGATGGGAAAGAAAACTTCATATTAGAAACCATATATGAAGGTGAAGATGCATTACAGAAAGAAAATGAATTTATAGTAAAATATAAAGCAGAATATAATATGACTCCAGGCGGGGAAGCCAACAGATTAGGAATACCACATACTGCAAATACCAAAAATCTTTTATCAGAAAAGTTGAAGGGTAAAAAGAAACCACCAAGAACCGAAAAACATAATATAAATGCTTCTTTAGCTCAAATGGGCCACACGGCTTGGAACAAAGGTAAATTTCAAGAAAATGTCACACCTCATGCAATTTACATGAGAAACTATAGGGCTAAGAGGGACAAATAATGGCAAAAGATTTAAAGACAGCAGTATTTTGTTTTGGGAGATTCAATCCTCCAACAATCGGCCATGGAAAATTGTTGGATGCACTCATTTCTGTTGCGAAGAGAAAGGGTGGTAGAAATAGTGATACTTTTGTTCTTGTAAGTCATTCGGTAGATCCAGAAAAAAATCCATTAACAAAAGATCAAAAAGCATTTTATTTGAAAAAAATGTTTCCCAAACAAATGAAACATTATGATGTGGAATTGAACAAGAAGAAATTATTTCTTCGTCTTATTGCGGTTATTTTCAATAAGCATTATGATAGATTGATCATGGTTGCCGGAAGTGATAGGGTTAGAGAGTTTCAAACTGAATTGGACAAGTTCAATGGAGCAACTGGTGATGATGCGCCTCTCAAGGGAACATCATATAATTATAAAGAAATTGAAGTAGTTAGCGCAGGAGAACGTGATCCAGATGCAGAAGGTGTTTCAGGAATGTCTGCATCAAAGATGAGAGTTGCAGCCGCAGACGGAGATCTAAAATCTTTTAAGGGGGGAGTTCCAAGAGGATTTGGTGCCAAGAATACAAAGAATATGATGAACGATGTTCGTAAAGGAATGGGTTTGGAAGTAGTAGAATCAAACGAATCTATGTTGACATTCAAAGAATATCTAATGGAAGCAGATAGTGAAGAAGTTCGTGATGCGAAAAAAGTTTTTACCGAATTACAAGGAATGTATTCAAAGATTCCAAAATTTCCATTGGTGTTTAAAAACTTAAAAGGTAAAGGGAGTGGATATTTAGAGACATCAAAATTAAAAGGGGGTAAGGTCATTTTTGTTGATAAGATGGTTATTGATGATTCGGGAATGAGTTCATTTGAACCTGACTATGCAGTTGTTCATGAGTTTGCCCATGCAATTTTAGCAGTTACCAAAGGGGATTTGGGACATAATAAAAGACACGCTGATTTAACAAATAAACTTGCACAAAAATTTGGTTTAGTATGAAAACATTTAAACAATTTTGCGAGGGGAAAACCCAACTATACGGACTTTCAATTAAGGAGTTGTTAGATACAGTTTTGGATTTTAATGGGAAAACTCTCATTTATTTTGATACTGAAACAATGGGTCTTGCACCCAAAAAGGATTACCTACAACTTACTGAAATTGCAGCGATTGCGTATGATGGATCGACATTCAAACAAGTTGATAAGATAGATTACAAAGTTACTTTATCACAGGTTACAAAGAACGTTTTAAAGGCAGGCACACCAGAACGAGAAAATTGGGATTCACACGTAAAACCAAATGATAAATTAAAGACACCGCAAGAGGTGTTGAGAATGACTCGATATGGAGAAAAGACAGCCAGATTCATAAAAGAAGTTCATGCAATAAATGTATTTTTTAAATTTATAAACAAGTTTCCAAATCCTGTCTTGATTGCACATAATGCACCATTTGATTTAAAGTATCTTGGTATTCGTGCAAACAGGTATGGTATCAAGATGAAGACATACAAGACATTGGATACACTTGAATTAAACAAAATGTATTTTATTCCATTACTCAAGTCGGTAGAAGGTAGTGGAGAATTGGATTTGATTCTGAAATCATTATCCACTTATACAACAACAGGGAAACGAAAAGTTTCATCTACTTTGGGGAATCTAAGTACAGCGATGAAGATAGATGTTAAGGGTTGGCATAATGCTCTTGCAGATGTAGAGATGTTAATGGGAGTTCTTGCCAAGATGGTTAAAACGTTTAAACAATATCAAGATGTAGATATAAGTGACTTACATCGTAAAGAAGTTTTGAGGGTTGCAAAGAGTCAACATAAAAGAAAACATACCCCAAAGAAAAAAAAGAAATGAAAAAAGATATCAACGAAAGATTGATGACTATAAAACAACAAGTCGGTCAGATGAATCACTATTGGAAAGACCTTAATCATACGGCTTCTGATGATGTGAAAAAGAAAAATATGGATAGGAGATTTGGTATCAAAAATATTAAATTTGATAGATATGGAAATATTATATCGTTTGACAAATATAAAAGAGGCGCATCCGAAGACCATAATTGTATGGATGAAGCTGTTGGTAAATTCATGTCGGGTGAAGTGGGGATTAAAGGAGAACGTGTAAAGGTCGAGGTAGAAGTTTCTGGTGTAGATAATAAAAAAAGAATATATCACGCTAAGGTTCTTGCACCAAAAGAACATTTTGGATTGGAACTTCAAATTCCAGCAAAAGTGATGCATAGAGGAAAATGGATTAAGACCAAAACAGGAAAGGCATTTGAAGGTGTGGATTGGGAAAAATTCAATACTCCGTTTGGAGATAGACATGGAAAAAAATTTGATTCGTGGGATGAATGGGAGAAGGTAGAAAAAGAACGTGAAAAATTAGAAAAGACCCAAAACGGCAAGAAACAAATGAATAATATTCTTATGCCCAGAAGTCCAAAAAATAAAAATAAAACATACGAACATTTTATGAAAGAGACAAAGGAAGATATGGAATATACTACTGAAGATATGGAAGAAGTAAATTCTTTAATAGAAGAAATAGACATATTATGTAAAGATAGGAACATATCTCCTTTACGAGAAGATCAAATGTGTGAGTTCTTATTAGTCAAGGAGGCCGTTAGGGAGGGAAAAATAGAAGAGTTGAGAATTCAGGCAGAGGCGAGTAAAATTCCAAGTAAAGGACTTTCTCCTGCACAACGAAGAAAGATGGCAATCCGAATGAGAATTCAAGCGAAAAAGCCTGGATTCATTAAAAAAAGATTACGTGCGATGAAACGTGCAGCAACCAAAGCAGTAATTGCAGTACGTGCTCGTAAAGCCGCAATCAAGATGGTTGTCAAAAAATTCTTTCCTAAACTCCGAACAAAGAAAAAATCAGAACTTAGTTATTCAGAACGTGGAAAGATTTCACAAATAGTCAAAAAGAAATCAAAAATAATTGATCGATTTGCAAAAAAACTTCTTATCACAACACGCAAAAAAGATGTAGAACGTAGAAAAGCTATGTCTGGAAGAAAAGATAAAGCAGGAGTAAAAGGTGAATCATAA